GGTCATGTCAACGCTCGGAACAATCATCGAGCAGATCGCCTTAAACAAATTTCGAAAAGCAAGCGGCGATAGCGGCTCGATGGAAACGCATTCGATCGAAGACTTGATCAGGGCCGATCGTTACTTGAGCTCCAAGAACCTTTCGACGACAAATCCGCTTCGAGCGGTGAAGTTTGCGAAAGCTCATCCTCCGGGGGCAATTGAATAGTGTTCCACTGGTTTCGCAAAACTCGAAGGAAATTTGCCAGAGCGATTCGGGCACGATTCGATTCTGCCGTTACCACCGATTCCAACGCTAGACATTGGGCGAATGCTGATGGCCTTTCGCCCGATGCGTCAATGTCGCCAGCGGTGCGGAGAATACTTCGTAACCGAACACGATATGAGGTGGCGAATAATTCCTACGCTCAGGGGATTGTGCTCACGTTGGCAAACGACATGATCGGCACGGGGCCACGACTCCAAATGCTGACCGATAATCCAGAGGCCAACAAGCGGATCGAAGAAGAATGGAGGACGTGGTCGCGGGCCATCAACCTCGGAGCAAAACTTCGTACACTCCGCATGGCCCGGGCGGTTTCGGGGGAAGGCTTCGCGATTCTTACAACCAATCCGAGAGATCAAACAGATATTGCGCTCGACCTTCGACTCATTGAGGCCGACCGCGTGACTACTCCGACCCTCAATGCCCTCGACCCGAATGCAATTGATGGTATTCGTTTCGATTCCAATGGTAATCCGGTCGAATACGATATGCTTCAATATCACCCCGGCGATACTTCTTCGATCGGTCTCGGAACCGAATTCGACTCAATCCCAGCGGACTCGATGATTCACTACTACCGGACCGATCGTCCGGAACAACATCGCGGTATTCCAGACCTTACCCCGGCATTGCCCTTGTTTTCCCAATTGAGACGGTACACACTCGCCGTCATCGGTGCGGCTGAGACGGCTGCGGATTTCGCCGGGATCCTCTATACCGACTCCCCCGCTGACGGCGAGGCTACATCAGTTACACCGATGGATTCAATAGAGCTCGAAATGCGCAGTTTGCTGACCATGCCAGAAGGGTGGAAGATGGATCAGATGCGAGCGGAGCAGCCGACGACGACATATGATATGTATGTCAGAGCGGTGCTCAACGAAATCGCCCGCTGTCTCAACATGCCTTTCAATGTCGCGGCCGGCAATAGCTCAGGTTATAACTACGCGAGCGGACGACTCGATCACCAAACATATTACAAATCACTTCGAGTCGAACAAGACGAATTCAATATCCGCGTGATGGACCGGATTCATTCGGCATTTATGGACGAGGCGGCATTAGTCCCAGATCTTGCACGAGGTCTTGGTTTTTTCAAGGCATGGCCGCATGTTTGGTTCTACGACGGCGTAGAACATGTCGATCCGTTGAAAGAGGCTAACGCACAAGCCAAACGTCTTGCCAATAGCACAACTACGCTGGCCGTCGAGTATGCACGACAGGGCCTTGATTGGGAAACCCAACTTCGTCAACGCGGCAAGGAAATCGAGTTGATGGAAGAACTTGGCTTGCCACAACCGACAGAAATGCAGGCAAACTATGACGATCAACTTATCGATGATATCACTCGGCAGGTTAGGCAGGTTAGCGAGGAAGAGTAATACCGCAACCGAATGAACATGACACTAAAGGGGCCACGAGCCATGGATAATGTACCTGATCAGATTCTGGCAACGGACGAAGCGGGCGAGCTCACAATCGAAGCTGCTGACGGTGATGAATCGAAAACGAAACGATTCAAGATGCTCGCTTATTCGGGCGGCATTCTCCAATTGCGGGGATGGCAGCTTCCGGTGGTTGTTGATCTAGAAGGCCTGGAAATTCCAAAGCAATCGCGACCAATTCTTCGAGACCACGATCAAGGGAAAATTGTAGGTCATTCGGATTCAATCAAAATTGAGAATCAAAAGCTCAAAGTTGAGGGGGTAATTTCGGCAGCAAATGAACATGCCAGCGAAATCCTCGGAAGCTCCGAGAATGGTTTTCCGTGGCAGGCTTCTATCGGAGCGAAAGCGAAAAGAGTCGAATATGTCCGCGAGGACAAAACGGTAATGGTCAATGGCCGATCTTTCAAGGGGCCTCTGTATGTTGCCCGGAAATCGGTCTTAGGAGAAGTTTCTTTCGTGGCAATTGGTGCTGATGATTCTACTTCGGCAAAAATTGCAGCAATCCAAACAGTGGAGGTCAAGAAAATGGACGAAAAATTTGTTTCGTGGCTCGAAGCTAAGGGCATCGATTCAGCAGAAAAAAGTGAAGAGGATCTCAAGTCCCTCAGGGCAATCTATGATGACGTTGAGAAGATCAAGTCATCCGATTCTCCAGGCGAGTCCTCCGCGAAGGGTGATTTTTCCGCCGACCTGATTCCGGAGATGCGAGCACAGGCCGCGGCCGAAGTGGCTCGCATTGCGGCGATTCGTAGGCTATGCGAATCAGTTCCAGAAATTCAGGCAAAAGCAATTTCGGAGGGCTGGGATGAAACGAAAGCGGAACTCGAAGTCTTGCGAGCATCGAGAGCTTCGGGGCCGGCAATCCACGACCATACAGGCGACGAGATTAATGCTCAGGCGATTGAGGTATCGTTGTGTCGGTCGGCCGGCATCAGAAAAAAGATTATTGAAAGCGATTACGACGAAAAGGTCCTCGACGCTGCCGATACTCGCGAGTATCGCAACGCCTCCCTTCAGTCGCTTTTTTGCGATGTGATCCGAGCGGCTGGTGGACATGTTCCTCGCGGCCGATTTGGTAATGATGACATTCGATCAGCATTTCAGGCCGAACGTCAGATTCAGGCGGCGGGTGGATTTTCTACAATTTCGCTGACTGGTACGCTGTCGAATGTCGCCAATAAGGCTCTGCTCGATTCCTTTTTGGCTGTCGAATCTGTGGCTGCCAAATTTTGTGCCGAAACCGATCATGTCGACTTCAAACAGGCCTCGAAGTACCGTATTACTGGCAAGGGGATTTTCCTGCAGATCGGACCTGATGGCGAAATCAAGCACACAGAATTGACTGAGGAGTCCTACACCAACCAGATCGACACTTATGGTCGGATGATCGCGCTGACGCGACAGACGATAATCAACGACGATCTGGGGGTATTCCTGCAGATTCCGAAAGTTCTGGGTCGGCAAGCGGCTCTCTCTCGCGAGCTGGCAGTCTTCGAGTTGCTGTTAAGTAATCCTGGATCCTTTTTCTCGGCTGGTAATTCCAATTACCTGACGGGCGCGACCACGTTCCTACAATTGTCATCGCTTACGTCGGCTGAACAATTGTTCCTCGATCAGACCGATTCCGATGGTCAGCCGATTCTGGTTTCCCCGACGATCCTCCTGGTTCCCAGCACACTCAAGGTCACAGCTCAGCAATTAATGACCGAGACCAGAGTGAACGAAAGGGCCATCGAGGACACCGCGACAGCCGCTCCATGGCCCAGCAGCAATCCGCATGTTGGCAAGTGGGAACCGGTAGCGAGCCCTTTCCTGAACGCTCAGGGACTTGCAGGTCAAAGCTCGTTGGCTTGGTATCTGTTTGCGAATCCCGCCGACGTTGCGGCGATAGAGATTGCGTATCTACGCGGCAATCGAACCCCGACGATCGAGAGCGGTGAAACCGATTTTAACACGCTCGGCATGCAATGGCGTGGCTATTGGGACTTTGGCGTGGCGATGCAAGATCATCGCGGGGCAGTCAAGGTCAAGGGTGCCGCGTAAGGGTATATGGGCGATAGACTCGGTCGGGGAAACTCGACTGAGTTTTGACGAATCAATTAGACAGTCTGTTAGGAGATCAAAACGATGGCAGTTGCAGTAATGTACCAAGAAGGAGCTTCGATCGATTATACGCCCAGCTCCGATGTTTCGGCTGGCGACGTGATCGTACAAGAGGATCTTGTTGGTGTCGCGAAGGATGATATCGCAGCCGATGAGCTTGGGGCTTTGGCTGTCGGTGGTGTTTATTTCGTCAAAAAGGACGAAACTGAGGCGTTCGCTGCCGGTCAGCTCATCTATTGGGATGTTGCCGACGACAACGTTACCGATGATGCAGACAGCGGCACGAACAAGCTTTTTGGCAAGGCAGTACTTGCGGCCATTGCAGCCGACACTCATGGTTACGTGCTTTTGACGCAATAAGCCGGAGGTGGCATGCCAGACTTATTGCAGGAATCCTCTCAATGGCTAGAGGATAACCGAAACGAGAGGCGGACCATCTTGATCGATTATAGCCGAGATACCAGTGTAATCGCTGGCATGTCGGCTACGGTCGGTAAGACGCTATTCGAGATTACCAACGTCTATGGGATCATCGAGCGTTGGGAATCGCGGGATTATCTCATCTTATCAGCGGATCTTGATTTCGGTGCTGGACCGGTATTACCCGACCGTGGTGACGATATCCGCGAGACGGTGGGATCGACAGTTTTCGTTTACGAGGTGATGGCCCCGAGCGGCGAGGATTTCTATGTGTTCTCGGATCCATTCCGACAGACATTACGAATCCATGCCAAACAGGTAAGGACGGAGTGACGGAATAATGCCCGATATGGCAGTCGAGTTTATGCTCACGATTTTGTCCTTGTTGGCAATGCTTGCACTCGCAGCCGTTCCGTGGGCCTACAAAATTCATGGCCGATTGACAAAAATCGAAGAGCGTTTGCAATCATACCATATAAGCAGCGAACGATTTGCGAATACGGAGAGGCAAATAACTGAGCACGGATTCCGGATCGAACGGCTGGAAACTATTACGAGCAAATAATGGGTAGTAAAGCAATCGAAATTGCCGAAGCCATTAAAGACGAGCTGAACGCAACGGCGTTTAGTTTGCCGTTTACGGCTGTACGCGATTACCTGCCACGATATCGGCTTGAGGATATGACCGAACTGAAGGTAACGATCGTGCCGAAAAGTATGACAAGTTCGGTGCTATCGCGAAAACACGACCAGGACGATTACCTCGTCGATATCGCCGTGCAAAAGAAACTAGAAGACGAGGATAATGCCAAGACCGATCCGTATGCGAGCTTGGTAGATGAGATTCGGGACCATTTCCGCAACATCGATTTTCCGTCGATTCCCGCTGTTTGGTTTGGTGTTGCCAATGAGCCGATTTATGCTGTGGAACATCTCGACCAATTTCGACAATTTACAAGCATTATAACGCTTTCATATCGGGCGATGTATGATCCGTATTCAATGCCGCCCAAGGCTGATTTTGAATTATGGTTCGATTCGAGTGATGTTTCGACCGTAACTGACGATCCTATCAGCCAATGGGATACAAAGGTCGGCAGTAATAATGCATCACAATCGATAATCGATTCTAGGCCAGATTATGTATTGGCTTATCAGAACAACAAGAACGTCGTGCAGTATGACGGTACAGATGATTATCTTTTGATAGGTGATATTGCGGGGTTGGAAGTTGATGATTTTACGGCATTCTTTGCGATTAAACGTCCATTTCCTAGTACCCATTACGGAACAGTTTTGGCAATACAGGCCAACATGGTATGTGGAGATTATAGTGGAATTCGATTTACATTTCCAAGCCCGACCTTGTGTCGGGTTGTGTTTTCTATTGATGATGATACCGAAAAGAACGTCGATTCGACTGTCATCTACGATGGCAATTGGCATGTGTTTACTATTCGTAAATCTGGTACGAACGTGATTATCAGGCGGGACAAAATTGAAATTGCAAATATATCTGATGCTCCAGCGACGATCAATTATAATACTGAAGGTCTATCTTCGATGGGGGCAACGAAAGCGGGTGGAAGTTTTATCGGTTTTATACCTTACTTGATCGGCGAACTTCTTTTTTATACCGAAGCCCGAAGCAATGTGATTATTGAGTCAATAGAGTCCAGCTTGATTAGCAGGTGGTTATGATGCCGAATTTATTTATCCATGACGGCAAGACGATCGACTACACTCCAGTCAGTGATGTTGCGGCTGGCGAAGTGGTCAAACTCGAAGCACTATTCGGGGTTGCGCCGCTTCCTATTCCCGCTGGTAAAATCGGTTCTCTTCAGGTTGACGGCAGTTTCGATATTGAGAAGGCTGGGGGGGCGATCAATCCTGGAAATATTCTATTTTGGGATGATACTAATAAGGAAGTGACCACGGATGTTGACAATGGAAATAATGAATTTATTGGTTTCGGCGCCGTGGCTGCCGCTGCTCCGGATCTGATTGCCAGAGTTTTATTGAGTCACAGAGTGATTGATAACGATATAGGATATGTTCCACCATTCCTAGATTTATTGGCTTGGTGGGCTTTTCGGCGGACAGATTCACTTGATGTTTCTGTCGATAACGATCCAATTAGTGATGCTGAAGATTTAAGTATCAACACGAATGATGCAACCCAAACCACGACTTCTATGAAACCCCTGTTGAAATTGGGTATCAAAAACGGAAATGCAGTTGGCCGATTTGACGGGATTGATGATTATATGGCTCCTGGAATCGATAATGGCCATGGGCCAGGATACGATCCAGATTTTGATATTGATGATTACAGCATATTTATTGTGACGAAACAGAACGCCGTGAAATTGCATGTCATGCTGCAATTACAGGGAAGGATAAGCGGTACGCAATGGGGTACTTATTGTTTTTTCGCAACTAATGGTTCCATTGCTATCAATAATTCCAAGGCAGGCGTCTGGCATCAAACGGCTAGCAGTGCTGGTGTTGGACCTTCCGGATCATGGATGCTCGTAACTTTTGTGAAATCGGGATCGACAGTTTCGATTTATAAAGATGGTGCATTAGTAGCACGGACTACGGATGCTCCTGTTATTGTAGGCCGGGCAGTCTCGGCGATGAGAACGGCTATCGGTTGCGGGACGGGAACATTTGGTACGCAAGTTAAAAACTATGTCGGTGATGAAGGCGAGATTTTGGTATACGATCAGCCAAAAACTTACGAACAGCTTGATGAAATTTTCGATGGACTTGGCGAGGAATGGGCAATAGTAGTCAGAGGAAACACTTTGATAACTCCAATAGGCAATCCATTGGTAACATCTAC